CTGAGTGATTCCGTTGTGACAGTAGCTCACAATGTACTGCCTATGATTAAGCGGGTTGTGAAGCAGGTCCCGAAGATGCTGACGGGTCTTATTAATGAATTGGGCCCTGAGCTGATTCCGGAAATCGGGAATACTGTTACCGAGATTGTGAATAGTATTGCAACCATGCTTCCCGTCCTGCTGCCGACAATTATTAACACGGTTATCAACATGTTCGGAAGCATACTGGGAATTATTGCCCAGAATATTCCGACCATCGTAAATCTTGTCGTATCGCTTGTACCCCAGATTGTGGCCGGAATTGGAGCCATGCTGCCGATGCTTCTGAGCGTTGGTATGCAGCTGCTCGGTCAGATGTCGACCGGCATCATTACAATGGCGCCCACACTGATTCCGCAGGGTATTAGTGCTGTGCTGAACTTCCTGCAGGGAGCTGTCAGCATGCTTCCTTCCCTTCTGAGTACGGGAATTCAGATCATCAGCTCTATTGGCCAGGGTATTGCCAATTCACTGCCGATGATTATCCAGCAGGGGCCGCAGATTATTCATGACCTTGTTGCATCCATTGTTGGAGCGCTTCCCGAACTGGCACAGGCACTTTTCGAAGGTCTGCTGAATATCATTCAGAACCTCCCGTCTCTGTTGGCAGGAGCTCTTCAGGGCCTCGGCGGCGGTATCATGGACGGCATAAAAAGCTGGATCATAGGAGACAGTGCAGGCGCAGAAGCAGGCCAGGCAGCGGCGACGAGTGTTTCTTCCGGTATTGAAAGCAGCACCAGTCAGGTGACTACCGCTTCGACAGCTATGGGCGAAGCGGCCACGACTGGCATACAGACCGGCATCGAAACCGGCACACCCGCCCTTGCTACTGCAATGGGAACCACGGCCACAACGATGACAACGGACTTCTCTACGGCTATTACAACCAATACACCGATGATGGTGCAGTCAGCAACACAGTCTACAACAGAAGTTAAGAATGTATTCGATTCCATTGACCTGCAGCAGTCCGGTCTTATGGCTGGGCAGGGCTTTGCACAGGGTCTTGCCAATTCCAGGGCGGCTATTATGGCACAGGCACAAGGCATTGCAAATGATGTTAAAAATACCATCAATGCAGCGCTGCAGGTACACAGTCCGTCCAGAGTAGCTATGGAAACCGGTCAGTTCTTCGGCCAGGGTCTTGCTCTTGGTCTGAATAAGGTTCGCCCGATGGTGAAAACGGCAGCCAGTGGCATGGCTGGTGTGGTTCGTGGCTATGCAGACCCGGTAAGAGGTTCTAGTAGTTCGACAGTTACAAATAACCGGAATCGGACAACGAACAATACTTTTGCTCCGAGCTTTGTGCTTAACATGAACGGAGCATCCGCTACAGCCGGCAATGAGCGCAAGGTTCGTCGCTGGATTAAGGACGGCATCAATGATGTGTTCACGCAGATGAACCGGCAGGGCGGTTATTCCATGGGATAAGGAGGCTGTATGGCATATCTGATAGGAGAACGGTCCCGAATCTATCTGTTCGTGACCAGCGAAGACAATTCCAACTCCATGCGCGCTTCCGAGCACTCTGTTGAGGTTGGAGAAGATATAACAGACCACGTTCGTCCGGAGGCGGAGGAAATCTCCATCTCCGGCGAAATCGTCGGGAAAAAATATAAATCCACCATCTCAAAACTGAAGTCAATGGAAAAGGCAGGTGAGCTCTGCAGATACATGGGGCAGACAAGACTCAGAAACTGCCTCATACAGAGCTTTCAGCCTGGATATTCTGCTGATATAAAAGGCGGCTGCACATTCACCATGACCTTAAAAAAGGTCCGTATTGCGCAGCCTTCTTATGTTGTTCCTGTTGATGCTGTACCGGTGGAAGAGAAGGTATTGGTGGACGCAGGGATGCAGTCCGCAGAGGTGGCCTCCTCTGACAACAACAGTCACACGGTGAAAGCGGGGGATTCCATCTGGGCATTGGTCAACGGTCCGTATAAGAGCTGCGGGAAATCTTGCGAAGAGATTATGGCAATGAATCCGGATGCATTTTCAAAACCCGGAGATTTTACCACCTTAAAGGTGGGAGCGCGGCTGAAGATGGGGTGATGTGAATGAAGAAACCAGACAGAATACCGGTTAACAAAAACCTGATTCCGTACCAGTTCAATATTGTCCTGACGGGCACCTTGTTTACGCTTCGGTTTGACTACAACAAGCTCCATGATTTCTTCACGGTGTCTCTGAGCAAGGGCGGCAAAGATATTATCTGCGGGGAGAAAATCGTCTACGGACAGAAGCTGTTTAACGGTGTTTTCCTGAACAACGGTGACTTTCCGGCCTGCGACATTATCCCTCTGGACCTGTCGGGCCGTGTGGATGAGGTAAACTGGGAAACCTTCTGTGAGGATGTATTCCTCTGGATTGATAATGCGGAGGAGAGTATCAGTGAGCAGTAAAACATTCAGAGGGCTTGGAGGTTCCGGTCCGGGGTCAAGGCTCGCGGAAGCATTTCGCCAGGTGGCATCTGCCGCCGGCAGCTCCGGAGCCTCGGGCCTGTTCGGACAGGTCCGCCGGCTTACGATTAATAATACGCTGATTCTGGAGTCCACGAGTGAGTTCGATATCGACTTTGAGGTTCCATTTGATGATGATCCAGAAATCAACGAAGCCACGGTCACGCTGTACAACCTGGCGCCGACCACGCTGAATCAGCTGGTGAAAGACGCTGTTGTCACGTTGGAGGCTGGTTATGAGAGGGATTCCGTCGGACAGATTCTTTCCGGAAAAATCGTGGAGGTGCATTCCTCCTGGGAGGACCTTGACCATATCACGGAGCTGACTATCCAGGACTATCAGGGCAGTGAAGATTCAAAACTACAGGACATCAGTTACCCGGCAGGAACGGCAGCCTCTCAGATTCTGACGGACCTGAGCGCGAGGCTGGCAATCCCTATTGCGATTTTTCAGCTGGCCAGAGACCACGTTTTTGAGAGCGCAGTCAAAATCAATGGCTCACTGATGGATGGCATACGTAAATATGCTTCGGTATGCGGTGTGCATGCCTGGATAAATAAATCCAATTTGTATATTTGTGCCCTGGATGTCCCTATGGAAGAAGGGTATTTCGACCTGAACGCGGATACCGGCCTTCTCTCCGTTGAGGAATGGCAGGAAACAGAGACACTGGAGCAGACGGAATCGGAGAAAAAGGCCGGCCAGGAAGCACAGAAGGAAACCATCAACGGGTGCACTCTGAAGATGCTGCTGCAGCACCGGGTGTATACCGGCTGCACCATCCAGGTCACCAGTAAGAATGTCAATGGGCGGTTCCGGGTCCGCGAGGGACAGCATACCGGAAATGACGATGAGTTTGTGACGGAGGTCAAGGCCGTCAGAATGGGAGGTTAATATGTCTGCTGCGGGTCAGCTTCATCAATTGATGAATCAGAACGGAGCGTCTATTCACACTGCTTTTCCGGCAAAAGTACTTTCGTGTAACGGTACGACAGCAAAAGTACAGCCGCTGTTTACATTCGCGGGGAATCCATCTACGCCGATTGACGGAGTTCCGGTACCACAGAGTGTCCGAAAAGCTGTGGTGCAGACCGAGACAGTAGAAGGCGTGGCGACCCACTGGACGGAGCTGAAACCTCCGGAGGCCGGTGATATTGTGTACTGCCTCTGTGCTGAACAGACATTGGATGGCGCCTGGAAGGGGAAGGCGACCGGCCGTGTCGGGAATCTGCATCATCAGCTCGGTGATGCTGTGATTGTAGCCATATTTTGAGGGAGGTTAAGATGACAGGAACGAGCTTTGCAGTTACTGATACTGCGCCGCATGACCTTCTGATAGAGGATAACAAAATCACCATGGTGTCTGGTGATGCGTTGTTTGTGCAGCGTCTGCAGGCGGTATGGTCCACCAACAAGGGTGAATGGAGCCTGGATAAACAGGAGGGCATCGACAGATATGTTATTCTGACCAAAAACTATGACGAGGACCTGATACGGGAGGAACTGGAAGCGGCGCTTCTTATATTGAATCCGGATGCCCGTATTGAAGAATTCTCAATGGATGTGGATGAACAGCGTCATGCCGTTATCCATGTTTCGGTACAGGTGGGGTCTGAATTGTATCCTATCACATTAGAATAAGGGAGGTTGCGTCATGCCTTTTACAGAAGCAGGCTTTAAGCGAAGGACTTATCAGGAATGGCTGGAACATGATGAGGCCCTTGCGAAAGAGCTTTTCGGAGAAAACATCAATACATCGGAAGATACGCCTCTTGGCAAATATATTCGTTTGAATTGTGAAGATAAGCGGGATATAGAGGAAGAACTGGAGGACATCTATTTTTCCTACAATTACAAGACAGCATCCGGGAGCGCCCTGCGCCGCAGATGCGCAGAGCTTGGTGTGTACGTGTCTCCGGGAGTCCGGGCACAGCACACACTGGTGGTTACAGGTACACCTGGATATGTTATTCCGGTTGGGACTTTATTTACCATTCAGGAGCGGAGTGTCCAGTTCCATACGATTAATCCTTACATCATAGAAGAGGGCGGAACTGTAACCGTCACAGTGGAGTGCGATGAGCTCGGTGAGGTTGGAAATGTACCTGCGGGAGCCATTGATACGCTGGTATATACTACAGCGGACATTTCCGGAGTGGCAGGCTCTCAGCAGACAGTCGTTGGTGAGGATGCTGAGAGTGATACCAGCATGAGACGAAAGTGTGATGCCGCACAGAACGCTCTCGGTTCAGGAACCGCAACAGCAATTCTTGGAGCTCTTTATCAGGTAGACGGCGTCAATTCTGCCTGTGTGGATTA